AGCGCCAGAGCGTTCGTAACGGTATCTGGCCTGGAACGGATCCTTGTAGTTTGGAACGTAAAGGATGCCGGCTAAACGGTTTGTTTCGTAGAGATAAATCTCATCCCAAACCTTTAAGGCTTCTTTAGCGTTGCTGGATCTAATGGTACGATCAACGTCGCCAGCAATGCTTTCGAGACGCGTAGAAGGAGAAGTAGCAACTTCAGTTTTCTTTTCAGCTGTGTCACAACGACCCAACTGAATAGCGAGCTTGTCGTAGAAGTACGAATCCGGCACGGTGTTCATTGCTTCTTCCAGGCGGGCGTAATCGCCAGCCGGAACAGAAACAGTAAAGTAACCGAGGTGGTAACGAACTCTACTTTTGTCGTAGTCGCTTAACTGCACTTCTACGTGTCGTTGTCTTTCAATTATAAAAGCAAGTAATCAACCAAACAGGCCATTGAGGTAATCTAATGTGGCGCTGGATTGACCCATAAGTAACGGATCGTTTGTTCTGTAGGAATCCAGGAATCCCATGGGGTTGAGTGCTTGTGAAATTAAACCTCCAACCAACTGTTCTTTAAGTGTGTCTTGTATTGTTTTCTTGGGTTTTTCTGGTTCTTTACCCTGCAACTGAGCGCCGTACATAAATGCTTTAATGATGTCATCAGCTCGAGAATCTGTGCCCCCTTGCGGTTGAGTCGGTGCTGCAGTTGGTGCAGTTGATGCAATAGCCCCGGCTTTGCCAAGGGATTTCATGTGTCCGAAACCAAGTTCGTATTTGTTATCTCCTGTGGTAAATGCTGCCAGGTTGCCGTAACCACCTTGATTAGCAAGGGGTTTGTATGTACCAGAGCCTTCAAAATAAACCGGAGTTCCTTCTGGAAGAGCCCAATCTTCCCCCCGGTGAAACGAACTGGCCCCCTTGGTTGGGGCACTGCGCGGACCATACTTGGAAGTCAGGCTGATCCCAGCTTGTGGATTGAAATCATATTTGCCTTCTTTGTTTTTAATCAGTGCTGGGACTCTTTGCTCGCCAATGCGAACACCAGCCAAAGCAGAACGAATAGTAGAGGGATCAATATATTGTCCTGTCGAAAGATCTTTCACATAAACATGCTTATGGGGACCGGTTGATACTCCGGTAGAACCCACCTGTCCTAAGTATGTTATGCCTGCCATGGTATCGTTTTATTCTTCATTGTAAGATTAAAAAACCCCTGGTTTCCCAGGGGCTTGGTGGAGATAGTTATACGCGAATTAAATCAGCAGCAAGTACGGACTCCCAATCAACACGCTTGATTTGCTTCAGCTGTTCAAGATTATTAAACCTTTCACCCGACAGAGACATCTGAAGATCTTTAATCTCACGTGCTGTTTTAAGGCCAATTCCCTTAATGTGATCCGCAAGCATTTGTGCGGTAGCGGAATTGACATTTAAACGGTGATCGGGGGGAAAATCCCGTGGGTCCTCTTTGGCTGCTTTATCTTTGACTTGAAGAGTTTTTACCTTTTTGGTAGCCTCTTCATCTGGGATAAGTTCAGAGTTGTAAGCGGTGTAAAGGCGACCGTCCTGATCTTCGACCATGAACCAATCGCCATTATCAAACTCACTGACAACTTTGACGCGAGCGCCAGTTTTTTTGTGCTGGTAAAGCATAAGGACCAGATGTTAATTCTGGTCCTAGTTTAGCTTATTCAGCTGACAGTGCGGCCAAGCAGGTAAGCTTCGATGTCTTCGTAGCCAGGGGCAATGTCAGGCTGGACGTAGCAGGTTTCCACAACCAGGTAACCAATACGACCGGCGGCGGCGTCACCGCTGGAGATGTAGAAACCACCGGAAGTTGTGGTGGAGTTTGCAGTTTCCTTAGCAAACACACGCATCGTGGTCGCGGCAGTAACCGGGTAGTTCACCACGGAACCAGAGACACCAGCGGCGCCAGTAGCGGTCAGGAAGGCGTTGGTACCATAACCGGCAGTGCCGCCAGCGAAGTAGATTTCGCCAGCTTGGAGGCCGGAAACAGTGGAAGTTAGGTTGGCTTGAATCACGCCTTCACCCACGCCAGAAGCGGCGACAGGTGCACCACCGTTGCTGCGACCGAACGAAATGACGTTACCGGTAGCGGCATACACACCAGAGGCAACACGACCGTCACCCCAACCAGAGGCAACCGAAATGGCGGTGCGGTACACGTAAGCAGGCAGTGTGCTGCTGCCAGAGATCACCATGCCCGTGATGTCGGGACGAGTGTCATCCTGACGATAGGGAGAAGGAACGATCACAGCAGCGGAGTTGACGCTACCAGCACCAGAGGTGGTTGTCACTGCGACATAGCCACGCTGCTGGAAATAACGGTAACCAGGCAGAGCAAGGACCGAGGTGGGGCCACCAAGGGAGCTGTCGAGAGCAGTACCGCCTTCGACAACAGAGTCAATGTTCTTGTACCAGCCGTTCAGGGGTTCTGCCCAGTTGCCTGGGAAGATTTTTTTAGCGGACAAATAGGTCATTTATTTTTCCTTTTGTTAGTTGTTTACGTTATTGATCAGATGTTACCGTCATCTTGCACGAAGCTGAACGCGGTGGTCACAAAGTCCTTGTTCAGGATTTCAAAACCGGCGTACAGTTGCCAAATAAGAATGATGAAACGGCTGAAATCGTCGTTGTTGTTGATGAGCACCTGGGCGTTCGGGCCACCGATACCAACGCCAATCGCTTGAGGACCGAAGAAGTAACCTTGAGCGGCTTCTTTCACGTTATAGGTAGAACCACCGTCAAAGGAAGTGCTGATGCTCTTGATCGGGAAGTTGGTGGATTCGAAGAACTTAACGCCTTCAAACTGCACACCAGTAGGCATAACAGGTTCGCCAGCCAGGAAGTAGGCTTGACCGGCCTGGGGGCCTTGGTAGAAGCTGGCGTTGTTAGGCAGCATGGGGTTGCCCATGTACATGCCTTGACCAGGATTACCAGCGTAACGGGCGATCTCACGGAAGTCAGGGTCACGACGCAGGTGCATCATGAACGTGGGATCGCAAATACAACGATACAGACCATCGGCATAGGTCGGAACGTTGCGCTTGCGCAGGTCCTTAACAACGGTCAGCAGGTCAGTACGCACCTGGAACTGCTGCAGGTCAGCGGTGTATTCAGTACCAGTGTAGGAAATACGACCGGAAGAATCCTTAACCTTGTTACCAGCGAAGTAGTAACCGCCTTGAGTTGTAGAGGCTGCACCGTTGGCTTCAGCTTTGGACAGTTCATCAATGAACACGCGGTCACGCCACCGGCGATAGTCGTCAAGCAGCGTCAGGCTACCGATCGACTGGTGGAACATATTCAGGTTGCCGGTATCCAGCAGCATGCGCTGAGCGGTAACCAGAGTTTCGCGAGCAATCTTGAATGTGCTAGGCTGAGTCGGGTCGCCCGGATCCGCAGGACCCGTGTACTCCTTAAGCACCACCAGAACTTTCTCTTTGGTGATGTTACGGCTGTTAGCGGTACCGATCGTTTGGTCAGCAATACGCTCACGGCTGTCCTTAGTACCAGGGGTACCCCAGAACTTGTAGCGGTCCAACTGAACGGTTTGACCAGGCTGACGTGTGAAGTCGTGGACAACCACGGGCTCCACAGCCATCTCAGCGATGTACGCAGGGTGGGGACGATAAAGTTCCGCACCTAAAATCTTTGGAAAGTCGTTATCAATAAACACTTTGTTTTATCCTCCAGTGTCGCAGGAAGTGTGTTGTCAGGTGAAAGATTCAGACATGATTATGTCTTATCTAACACAAATTTTAGCAGCCGATAATTTATTTAATTACCGGCATTAAATCATTCCATTACAAACAGTTTGTTTGCAACGGTTTGAGGCTGAGCTTGGTTCAGGACGCGCCAGGCATTCTGAGGATCGCGATTCATCATCTCGCCAAAAGTGCCCCAGAAATTCTCAGGTGCTTGCGGAGCAGCAGCTGTCGGGGGAGCAGGGAAGTTGCCAGCTTGGAACTGACCAATCGACTGGGTCGGATAACCGCGTGTCTCAAGTTCCTGCTCGTTTTCGTACACAGGGTACGGACCTTCAGGACCAAAGAACTTAAGCGTGTAATCGCTCAGAACATCGGGATTGGTAAGGATCTCGTTGTAGGCAAGATTCTCTTGATGCTCGTTAACAGCGAAATTAGCGTAACCCTTGATGGTATCAGCGGCGCGGTTTCCCCACGCGACGGCGCTGTCCAGCATTTGCTCCAGGTTTAGAGCGTAGTTGTTCAGCACTGCCGGAGCTTCGATCCCGAACGCGTCCATCACGTACCGACTGTCCTGGCTCATTCCCAGGAGGTCCGCCATTTGGCTTGCCGCCTCCTGCAAGGATTGATTGGAGGAGGTTGGGGAATAGCTGGGCGAGTATGCCTGGTTGGGAGACCAAGTCTGCGGAGCCGATTGTTGCGTAGCTTGGCTGCTGTACTGTCCGTAATTGGCCGGGGTATACGCCGTCGTCGGCTGCGAGGGTTGACCCTGGAACGGGGATTGGACTGGTGCGCTCAGCAGATTCACCACCTTGTTGAACGCCGATT